ATCCACAAATTACTAACAAAGATATTTTTGAAATATCATATCTAAGTTCAAATAGTGCCAATGCTTATGGACCATTTGTTGCTAGATATGCTGGTGCTTTAGGAAATTCATTAACTGTTTCTATTATTGATTCTAACACCACATTTTCATCTTGGACAGTAAATGGTATTGGTGTTTCATCTTACTTTACTGGTGCACCAGGAACTTCTGTTCAGGCAACTGCTGCTGGTTCTTCAAACGATGAAATACACATTATTGTTACCGATTCAGGTGGTTTATTTACTGGAACTAAGAACACAGTTTTAGAAACATATCAATTTGTATCTAAAGCATTTAATTCTACCGATTCTTTAGGCAATTCAAATTATTATAAGAATGTAATTTTTAATAATTCCAAATATATTTACGCTATTGATCCACCAAACTATACAGCAACTGTTTCAACTTGGGGCACTAATTTAGCTAATACAAATTTTGCTACATTACCTGGTGTTGTAACAAATACTTTAACTGGTGGTGCAGATGATGCTCCTACCGCTGGTACATTACAGACTGCTTTTGGTCAATTCTCTAATTCTGAAGAAGTAGATATTTCTTTAGTGATTACAGGAGATGCTGGAGTTTCTACACAACAGTATATTATTGATAACATTTCTGGTGCTCGTAAAGATTGTATCGCCTTTTTATCACCTCCATCATCAAATGTTATTAACCAATCTGGTTCTGAAGTAACTAATATTCTGGCATGGAACACAGCACTATCTCGGTCATCTTCATTTGCCGTTGCTGATTCTGGATGGAAGTATATGTTTGACAAGTATAACAACACATATCGTTATGTACCACTCAATGCTGATATTGCTGGTCTATGTGTATATACTGATTCTGTTCGTGACCCATGGTTCTCACCTGCTGGTTTCAATCGTGGTAACTTAAAGAATGTTGTTAAGTTAGCATGGAATCCTAATAAGACACAAAGAGATTCTTTGTATTCTGTTGGTATTAATCCAGTTGGAACTTTTCCAGGACAAGGAACAGTTTTATATGGTGACAAGACTTTACAAAGTAAACCATCTGCTTTTGACCGTATCAATGTCCGTAGATTGTTCATCATATTAGAAAAAACAATTTCTCAAGCTGCTAAGTTTTCATTGTTTGAATTCAATGATGAATTTACCCGTGCTCAATTTGTGGCATTGGTGACTCCATTCTTGCGTGATATACAAGGTCGCCGTGGTATCTATGACTACCGTGTTGTTTGTGATTCTACAAATAATACACCTCAAGTGATTGATTCAAATCAGTTTGTTGGAGATATTTACATTAAGCCTGCTCGGTCAATCAACTTCATTCAGTTGAACTTTGTTGCCGTCAGAACTGGTGTTGATTTCACAGAAGTCGTTGGTAGGTTCTAATAAATAATTCAACGATATAGGAGAAAACAATGGCATTCAACGTAGCAGAATTTAGAGCGAATATGATTGGAGACGGAGCTCGTCCCAATCTGTTTCAGGTTTCGTTAAATTTTCCAACGGTTGCAACTAACGGTATAGCATCAAGCCAAAAAGCATCATTCATGGCCAAGACTGCTCAATTACCCGGTTCAACTCTTGGTACTGTAACCACACATTATTTTGGTCGTGAACTAAAATTTGTTGGTAACAGAACTTTTACCGATTGGACAGTAAACATTATTAATGACGAAGATTTTTCAATCCGAAATTCTATGGAATCATGGATGAATGCAATCAACAGTCATGCTAGTAATGTTCGTAACGCTGGCGCTAAAAGTCCAGCTGGTTATACTGTTGACGCACAGGTCACACAATACGGAAAAACTGGCGACACCTTGAAAGTATATAATTTTGTTGGTATGTTCCCTGTAGATATGGCCCCAATTGATTTATCTTGGGACTCAAATGACTCCATTGAAGAATATTCGGTTACATTCGCATATCAATGGTGGGAAACAAATACCACAACTTAATTTATTTTATTTTACGAAGGGAATTTCGGTTCCCTTCATTATGTTTTTTTGATTTGGACTAAAATACTATGGAAAAAAAATTCTCTCTTTTTGGATTTACAATTGCACGGGACAAGCAAGAAGATGACCAGGCCGTGCAACAATCCTTTACGCCACCAGGAAATGAAGATGGCGCATTAACTATTACTTCTGCCGCTTATTATGGAACTTATGTTGACCTAGACGGCACAGCCAAAAATGATGTAGAACTAATTTCAAGATATCGTGAAATGGCAATGCAGCCAGAGATTGAATCTGCCATTGATGATATTGTCAATGAAGCTATTTGCCACGATGATGATGGTAAAAGTATCCAACTGGTCTTAGATAATTTAGACCAACCAGAAAAAATTAAAAATGCCATCAAAGGTGAGTTTCAAACGGTGCTCCGTTTATTAAACTACAAAGATATGGCACAAGATATCTTCCGTAGATTCTATGTAGATGGTAGAATGTACTATCATATTATTGTGGATCAAAAAGCACCAATGGAAGGTGTCAAAGAATTAAGATACATTGACCCAAGAAAACTCCGTAAAGTCCGTGAAATGAAGAAAACAAAGGACGATAGGACTGGTGTAGAGGTCATGAGAGTTATCAATGAGTATTACATTTATAATGATAAGGTCACCACAGGCACTTCTAGTAACTTTGGACCAGTAGGTATTCGTATTACTACAGACTCTATTGTTTCTGTAGTATCAGGCCTAATGGATTCACGCCGTGCTGTGGTATTATCATATCTACATAAAGCAATTAAACCACTCAACCAATTAAGGATGATTGAAGATGCTACTGTCATATATAGAATTTCTAGGGCTCCTGAGCGTAGGATTTTTTATATTGATGTGGGTAATTTACCAAAATTAAAGGCAGAACAATACCTCCGTGATATCATGGTCAAGTATAAAAACAAGCTTGTCTATGATGCCAACACAGGTGAAGTTCGTGATGACCGTAAATTTCTATCAATGATGGAAGACTTCTGGTTGCCTCGCCGTGAAGGTGGTAAAGGTACAGAGATTACAACATTACCGGGTGGTCAAAATCTAGGTGAGTTGGAAGATGTTAAATACTTTGAAAAAAAATTATACAAAGCACTCTGTGTGCCTGTTTCAAGGTTAAATCCAGAGACTTCAGGTTTTTCACTTGGTCGTTCAAATGAAATTACCCGTGACGAATTGAAATTTGCCAAGTTTGTTGACCGATTAAGAAGTAAATTTGCAACATTATTTGACCAAGCTCTCCGTATTCAATGTGTATTAAAAGGTATTTGTACTGATTCTGAATGGGAACAATTCAAAGAATATATACATTACGACTACATTAAAGATAATAACTTTAGTGAACTTAAAGATGCCGAATTAATGACAAATCGTCTATCATTATTAGGTGCTGTAGACCCATACACAGGTAGATACTTCTCACAGTCTTGGATTCAAAGAAATGTTCTGCGATTGACTGATGATGATATTGGTGAAATGCAGAAAGAAATGGATTTAGAGAAGAAAGATGGACTTGGATTACCAGTTGGAGTTACAAACGATGTGGCTCAACAACAGATGATGTCTCAGATACCACAACAACCAGGCAATCCAGTAGACCAAGAACACGAGGCAAAAATGGCAACTCAACAGGCCAATGCTCAAGAAAAGAAAGCTACTAAAGAAGAAGTAAGTAATACTTTATTAAAACTAAAAAGAATTTTATAAATATATTAACCACCAATTGGAGACAACATGACAGACGCAACTAGACAAATTATAGATTATGCACAGAACGATAATGGTGTTGAATTTCGTAACGCATTATATGCTACCATTCATGATAAAGTAACGACACATTTAGCTGCGGCAAAGCAAGCTGTAGCACAACATTTAATTGGTCAAGACGAAGAAGAAGAAGAGCAGTATGACGAGGATGACGAAGGCGAAGAAGAATTTGAAAACACTTAAAGAATTCGTTTCTAATAATCTAAATGAAGGCCATAACTCTATGGATCCTCCAGCTGTTTTGATTATGAAAAGAAAATCAATCAGGTTGTTTCCAGATGGTCAAAAAGTGGCATTATATTATGTGGAAAAAATTGATAAATATGTTACAGTACCTTACACTTCTTTACAGGTGTTTTCACCAGAAGAAACAGAAAAATAGGATAAAAAATGGCAATTGCAAATAGCGTACAAATTTTAGTTGATACCAATAAACGCACAGTAATTAAGCGTATTGGTATAATTGATTCTGATGAAAACGAAACAGTTATCATTGAGCCCTTAAAATTATTTGGGGCTTTGAATGCTAACGGTGCTTATTATCAGACTGGTAATACTACACCATCAGGATTAGCTAATTCAGCATTTACTATTTCAAGAGTTCTTGCTTCTGTTGATGCTGAAGTTGGTCATTTACAATTAAAATGGCAAGGCACAACAACATCAAATACAATTTATGCTCTTGGCGTTGGCAACATTGATACAAATCCTCAATATCAATTACCATCAATTGGTAATAATGCCTTGGGGCCTACAGGTAATGTAACAATTAAAACCGTTGGTACGACTACAAATGCAGCCTACACAGTTATTATT